AGAAGATATCAAAAGTAAAAAACAATTGGTAGCATATATCTGGAGCGAGTTCAAAGAACTTATACTATATGGAGCAATCATCTTCTTATTATTTGCTTGGGTTATAACGCCTTGGGCAACTCAACGTAGAAGAAATAGACAAATGAAGTATGATCAGTATAAAGCAGAGGCGAAGGCATCTCGCACCTTAAATCAAAAAGTAATGGAGAATGCAAATAGAAATATTAATTGACTATTGGCAAATTACCCTAGTAGGAATTCTAATTATAATTGGGGCATTTTATTTTAACCTCGCCGGGCAAGCCAACTCTTCAATGGAGTTTAAACCTAAAGGTATGCCATACATGATGCCGATATCAATCGAGACTAAATTAAAAGGTTTTTGGGGTGGTATCTGGTTATGGTTAATGACTTCGCGCACTTGGGAAATCACTAAAGATTTTCATTTCTCCATTAACGGTGAAGCATATATTATACCTAAAGGCTTTACATTCGACGGGGCGTCAGTTCCTAAGTTTCTACGTTCATGGTTAAGCCCAATGGGGGTACTGTTAATTGGTGGCCTCGTACATGACTATATGTACAAATATGAAGTATTATTAAAGAAGGGTAAGAAAGTCGCTCATATGATTCATGGTCAATCTGAAGCGGATCAAATCTTTAGGGATATAAACATCGAAGTTAATGGCTTTAGATTCATTAACTATCTTGCTTACTATGCATTAGTATTAGGAGGCTTCGCTGCTTGGAACGGTCATCGTAAGAATGGTAAGGATTGGAGGGAAACAGTTATTTAGTGGTTGGGCGATATACTCCACCAGTCACACCTGCTAAGATAAACTTAACTGTTAAGAATACAAAGTATCCTGCAGCACCTGCACCAGCAATCGGGAAACCCACCTCACTGACTATTTGTAAAAAATCCATAGTTCTCCCATATTATAAATAATATAAATATATTTATTAGTTAACAACCCTAGGGATTTATGAAGATATTATTAGCAGTTTTAATGCTATTATTGACGGCCAGCAAATCTTATGCCCTTGATGATTTTGATTTAGCTAAGTATGGACTGGATGATACAATCGAAAGTACCCGGACTGGTTTTATTGTTAAATTAATAACCTATACTACTCGGGAACGGCTAACAAGAGCTTTCTCGAAAGCTACCGGGGGGGATCTACCAGAGGGCACAGGTATAAGAGGCTTCGCCATTGTAGATGAAGAAGAAGATGTATGCTTCGTTCATATTGTACCTGCTAAGATCTGGGATGATAGGGAAGCAATGGCTATTATGGGTCACGAGATTTATCACTGTGCCTTAGCTGATCATAAGGAAGTTATTATTAATGACACGGCTGAAAACATTAACGATAATAAGGAAGAGCAAGCCGCTGGTGATAAGAGCGTGGAAGATCTATACATTGAAGACAGACGATTAGAACTTGAGTGGTTAAGAAAGGAATATGTTGATATGGGAATTATAATAGATGAAGACGTTTAGTTTAATTGTATTTTTATTATGGGCGATACCTACCATTGCAAGCGAGCTTGAGCCTTGTAGCAGCAAATTGATTGTTATTCAAAATCAAATAACACAAGGATGGAGTGTTAAATTAATTCAAAGTTGCCGTGGCAACACGGAGGTTAAAGCCTTTAATTGCTCCCAAAAGCCCGTCGACGAGGATTCAGTAATAAACAAATTATGCGGGAGAGAAAATGCCACAGATTAACGAATTCAGTTTACAATTAATTGATTTAATAACCCCCCTCTTAACCATCTTAACGGGTATTGTTATAGCCCTTTGGTTTAAAGAGTTAGCGGTAGATATCATGAAAGGCTTATCGTTCAAATACATGGGCCCCTTTAAAGAGGGAGATAAATGTATATTAGATGGCCATTCAGCTGTTGTAGTTAAGATAGGAATGACGGTAACGGTATTTGGTTGTATGGATGATGAGAGGGGCCAATACTTATGGAGATATGTTCCAAACGATAAGATAGGCAATTTAAAACTTGCTAAGGTTATTAGCAACGAGAAACGCGAGTTATTATAAATAGTATATAAATAGGAATTAAAAAATGAGTTTAATATTCGAAGACATTAAAGACGGTATTGCATATAAAAAGTATTTTAATAAAATGCTCGATAAGTTTGGTGTTGATTCACCAGAAGACCTTGATGACGATAAGAAGAAAGAGTTCTTTAATGCTGTTGATAAGGGATGGGTAGCTGATCATGAAGAGTCTACTGATCTTGAAGAAGGCATGAAACTTAAAGGTATTAACGGTGCTTTAAAGAGTCTAGCCACAAAGCCCGAGTATAAAAAAGTACAGAATGCATTGAACGGCTTAGCTGATCATATGCCATCTGGCCCAGAAAAGAAAACAGCGGGAGCGCTTAAGAAGCGCTTAGGTCAATTAGCTGCGTTAGTTAAAGACAAAGGTGCATCTAAGAAATTATTAAAGCTTGCTGATTTCGCTGCTACCTTTGAAGAGGTGGATAGTGATAATACCGAACTTGAAGAAGGAACTCTATCAAAAAAATGGCAGAAAGGTGATAAATCTGTTAAGTCTGGAGATTTTGAACTAGTAAGAGGTAAACAAGGTGTACATACTATTAAAAAGAATGGTGAGGCATTTGGTGATTTTTCATTAGATACTGATGATGATATGTGGGTTGCTAATATTAAAGGCCAGAGAGGTCAAGTAACTGTTGATGATATTGATAAATTGATTTCACAACTTAGTGAATCTGTTGAAGAGGGGGTTTCCCTTTCAAAGAAAGGTGAATACGACTTACAAGTAGTTGGTAAATCATCGGTTGGCGTTCAATTAACTTTAAGACATAAAGGTAAATCAATCGTTACTGGTACTAAGAAAGATGGTATGTTTATAATGGCATTTGATACACATGATATCAAGAATAAATTACCTAAAGATGCTGAAATTGTTAAAAAGGGTAAGTGGATGCATATTGGATTTAAAAAGGCCGATGATGCAATTGCATATGCCAAAGCACAAGGGTTTGTTAAGGACCATGGAGCGTTTAATGAAGCGGTTAATGTTGATATGAGAACTAAAGGTTATAAAGAAGCTCGAGCTAGAAAGAAGACTCGTGAAAGCAAAAAGATTAGCCCCTTACAGCAAATTATTAATGCTGCTAATGATGTACTAGCAGGTAAAGCTGCTGTGGTAGAAGATAATGTTACTGGGGCAGCCGTTGCAGGAACTGGGGACGACTCTAGTACTGTTGTTAAGAAAAAGAAGAAGGAATATTAAACCACTCTTGTAAGCACTCCCGGTAGCTTTCTTTATCCATAGATACTAAGCTACCCGAAACTGTCTTGTAAGACACCCCATCCTTATACAATGTCACGTCATTGAATCCAACCGGGAGATCTACCTTCCGGGTGCCATCCTTTCTAAAAATATCTATTTGCATCGTTTACTATTAGGATGTCTCTTACATCTATAACTTCCATGGCTACTAGCTTTCTTGCTTAGCTTATTACCATTGTTATCCTTTTTAAATTTAATACCTTCAATCGCCGATTTACCCATGTCACACTCCCATTTTAAATACACTTCTTACATCATTAAACATTGCCCTTACCCTATCTTTATTGAGTCCCCTAACAACCCTACTCTTACCGTTTGTAAATAATACGAGATGATTACTCCACAATCGCTATTACCTCATTATCTCTCATCATAATATATTCCTCACCATCTACATTTAAAGGGGTGCCAGTATGAGCTTCGAACATTACTTCATCACCTTTAACTAACTCCACTTCAATCCAAACACCATACTCATACTTACCTGGCCCTGTAGCCATAATCTCACCCCGGGTAGGCTTCTCCCCCCCCGAACCTGGAATGATTAATCCCGACTCCGTTACATTATCCACATCAACTGGTTTAACAATAATTCTATCTCTCGTTGGTTTTAAATTCATGATCTCTCCTTTGCAATTAAATATTCCCTTACCACTCCACTTCTAACAATATCCCTTATGCCAAACTCTACCGAGGCAAAGCTCTTCATATTGGATACAATTCTTAACAACTTACCTAGCTCATCTGTATTAGCTTGGGCAAAATCTCCTGAGAATATAATTCTCGAATCTTGACCGATTCTTGTCATTATAGTATCAAGCTCGTTAAAGTCTAACAGCTGACACTCATCAACAAGTATAACAGCTTCATCAAGGGTAACCCCCTTTAAGAATGAGGTTGGTAGAAACTGTAAGGTACCCTGCTCCTTGAGCCTATCGTAGAGCATCGAGAATGCTACTTCATTAGGTTGCTCAAACATATAAGTGACCATACCTTCGTATGGGCCTTGAAACAGCTCAATTTTATCATTGATTGATCCCGACATAAAATTAATGTCCCCGGACGGTATCAAGCTTCTAACTATGTATACGGTCTTTTGAGGGGTGCTAGGATCTAATACTGTTTGCAAAGCATTATATAAAGCTGTAAAGGTTTTTCCCGTACCAGCACTACCATAAAGGAAAAGATTCTTCCCTTTACTATATTCGTTAAACATTTGTTGTTGGTTGGCGCCTATCGGGGCCAGTTTTACCATTGATTTTTGATTTACGTCCATATGTTTAATTAGGGCCGGAGCTGATATAATCGCAAGGGCCCTAAACTCCTTTATTCTGTTTCTATTCTCGACTTTAGACTTTCCCTATGCTTGTCTATAACCTGTTTTGTTTTAATATTTTTAATACTCTTCTTACCATACCTCTCACCCACTTCTGAATTAGGGTGAGCTCCAGCTACCCTACTCATAACCTCAGTCCAAGCCCCGTCACTATTAGTAGCTGGGCTCTTACCCGAGCTGGATATGGTTTGAGGCGCGACCGTAATATGATCTCTCCATTCAGGGTTCGCTTCCTTGAATTCCAATTTACTAGCGTAAGAGAAGGTCTTCTCTATAATCTCGCCAGTATCATCATTTTTAAAACCGTAAATGGGCATTATACAGCTACGAAGTCATCATCCCAATTGAATGCTTCTTTAACAAGCTTAACAGTTAGACCTTTATATACCTTATGAACTCTTTTGTTCCTCGCGTTTATTAATAGGCCCGCTTCGTTAATATGTAGGCCTTCTAACATTTGAATAAACATCATCTCCCTCTTAGTTGTAGTAATCCTATCATTCCCTCCTTCAAGGAAATTAAACACCTTCTTTATTTCATGTGCTAATGTTGTATGCTCGGTACCCTCTTCAGCCTCATTCTTTTTAAATGGCACATCCCCTTCTGGAAGGGCCCATTTAATCTCAGGGTCGAATGATGATTTAAGAATCATTCTTAATGCTGGGGTATCATATCTTTGCATAATCTCTAGCTTAGCTGCTCTGTTCTTTGCTTCGCCTACTCGTGTCAATACCTCTGACAATAACGGGGTGTAAGTATCTCTTTTCATTTTAAAAGTCTCCTATATCTGGAATTAGTAAATTAAGTTTCTTGGAAATGAAGTAATTTAATAAATCACTTCTCTTGTTAGTAACAGGCTTATTATATTCATCTATAATTCTGTTAGTTATATTCTCGGGAATCCTCTCTAAGTTAATAAGTAGATCATTCCTTTGATAATTTCGTTGCATCTCTTCCGTGCCGTAATCTTTAACATCATCATACAACCAGCCCAATAGCTTCTTCTTGGTAACAGGGCTTTGCCTAATACTATCGGTGAATGAATTATCAGGGCTTAGTATGTTGGGGATTCCATCAGAACTATCACCTTTAATAATATGTTCCCTGAGGTATAATGAAGGATTATCATTCTTAATAAATTTACGCTGTACCGGTCCATACTGGGTAACGAAAGGGTGCTTATGTAATTGTATAAAGTCTTTATCAACTGAAAGTATTAATACCTTCCGGGGGGCATACATTCCTGCTTCTC